CCCCATGCCAGCGCGTAGCAGCACCATACGAAGCGATGCGTGTATTCGGTTAATGTGTGATCCCACAGGTCTTGAAATGAAAATTCGTGACCGCCAACACGATGCGTGAACTCATAGGCCGCAGTCATGGCGTAATGCTCGCCATCGACAAGACGATAGAGGACAGTGTTATCTACGTCTTCCCATAGCTCACGGCGCTGCTCCTTGTCGAGCCAGCCGCGTTCCTTCGTCGTGCGTATCCAGTCAATGCGATAGCGGTTCACGGCATTTTTGAACAAGTCGGCGCTGAATTCCTTTGCCTTACCGCCGTCGCGATGCCCATCTACGGCGATCAGTTTTTCTGACCAGTAGCTTTTATTGATGTACAGACGATCGCTTCCGCGGCGATCCGTACGAAAAAACTGAAACATGTCTTCCAGTCTTGTGAACACGAATGTGCCCATGTCGCCGCAGTAACAAAGATAGCCCGGCCAAGTGATCAGGTCGAAGTGCTGCATCATCGTGCCTGGTTCACGAAAACGGATATGTCGATACACGCCGTCGTCTCGCAACACTTCCATGACGTGCGTGTCGACTTCTTTTAGAAATTGGGCTTCAGTTAGCACGTTTCACCTCGCCGCCAAGTGCCTCGACCAGATCGGCCAGCATGCGCGCCAGTTCGACAGTCATCAGCGCAACGTCACTATCAAAGCGCTCATCGTCGTTTTGCGCGGTGGTGTCGGCGTTTTCTTTGATCACGTCCAGCGGTGCTACGCGCTTGATCGTGAGCGATTCGGTCAGCACAAAGGAAATCTTGTCTGCCCATGTCATTGCCAGGCGTGTACATTGCTTGCCGCTGGCGATGTGGCGCTGCGCGTCGTCAGCCTCAATCGTGTGGCGCACGTAGCGGACGGTTGCCTTGCCTTCGCCATTTGAGCGCAATTCGGTGTCCTGATCGACGGTGAAGCCAGCGGGCGCTTCGTCCGATGACAACCACGCCGTCATTGCCGCGATAGGGGATTGCACGACGCGCAAGGCTTCCATAGGCAGTTTTTCCACCGACTTGATCAGCAGCTTCAGTACTTCGTCAGCTTTTGCAGGGCTGCCGGCGTCAACCACCAGCCAGCCGTTGACCGGGTCAATCCACACTTGGGTTTGGCGCCATGCGCTGAATGCGCGCGGCAGAAGTTCGTCGGTGACGTCTTCCTTGATTTCCTTCATTTGCTTGCGGCCGGGTTTGAATCCTTGCTGTTCTTCGATCTCTGCAGCTTTGATTCTGGTGACCTGGTTGATTACCGATGTCGGCAACAGCTTTTTCTCGGTGCCCATGGTGAGCAGGATTTGCTTGTTCAGCGAATGCACCAATGCGCCGTTGTCGCGTGGCGATACCCAGCCTTGGCTCTGCATGTCGAGACTGCTGCACGGCTTGAATTCATGCGGCAAAAGGCTAAATTCCAATTGCTCGGCAGTGATCGCCCATCGGGCTGGCAAGCGGTAAATCTGTAGGTTTTTAAAGAACATGATCAATTTCTTTCAGTGGGATTGCGGTTAATTCGGCAAAGCGGTCGAGAAAAAGCTGACGTGCGGCTTCAGGTGCGAGCGGGATGATGCGGAATGGCAGGCGATCAACGCCGTCGATGCATGCCCACTGATCGTCATGTGATGGCATCAAGTCATGTTGTTCGCTGTTGAGTAGCACCATGTCCGCGTGCTTGATTTCTGGCGGCATGATCATCGGCAAATCGAATGCTGCAAAGATGGCTTGCTCAATGCGTCGTTCGATAACCTTGTACTCAGGCAGCAGAGCCTTGAGCGGGCGGGTCACGTCGCCGATAAATGCCTCGGCTGCGTCATGTAGCAGTGCATGCAGTGCCATCGATGGCGGTACGATCTCGCTGACCAGTACCGAATGCTGGGCGACTGAATAGAAAACCTTGCAATGGCCAGCAAAACGGCATGTGTGCGACAGGCCGTGCGCGATGTCGGCAATATCGATCACGTTCTGCTCAGGCGTCAGAAAATCAAAGTAGCGACCAGACACGGTCAAAATATCGGGGCGCATCGTCATTCAATTACCTCTTGTGGTTGAGCGAAGTCGAAGGCGCATTCAGATTCGCCATCATCCAGAATCCGGACCGGCGCGCAGTTGTCGGCTTTGTAGTTGCATGGGCCTGTTGCCTTACTACCCAGTTCGCGAATCTCTGGGATCAAGGTGCCGATGCACTGGCGCCCGATTTGTTTAGGCTTGGCATTCAGGCTGCGGTAATCCGCGATCGATGCAACGGTCTCGCAGAACGGGCAAACGAATTTCCATTCGCCACGATCTGCGCCGAACAGTCGTTCGCCTTCTTCGTTCCACTCAAAGGTGGTTAATGATTTGCGCGCCATGATTATTTGAGCGCAATCTGTGGGGCTTTAGGCACGAACTGCTCAGCCCAGTCCATATGCCGCTGCCAGTCGTCGGGTTGGTGGCGCGTCAACTCTGCTTGCTTGGCCGCTTCCATCGTTTCGCGGACGTGCGCTGTTGATTCCATGCGCTCAAGGGGCGTTTCACCGACAAAGCCAAGAATGGCAATCAATCCAATGATGAAGAGGGCGGTGGGCAAATGCTTGCGTAGCGTTTTCATATCAGCTCCTTAATTGGCTTGGTTGCCGAGAATCAGCGGGTATTTATCGGAAGGGGAAAGGTGGCCGTACAAAGTGCATTGCGCGGTGTCGCGGGCCCAGAGCAAGAATTCGGTACGGGCAACCGGATCCATTTCTGTGCTGCGCTCGACCCAATCGCATGCGCCTTCACGACGCTCACGCGAGGCCGGTACCAGCTGGCCGGTGGCGTCGTCATAGAAACCGGTTGCGGCGATGTTCGCGATGAACTGTTCGACCTCTTCGTCGCTGACAACCTGGCTGGCATACACCGGCGTTGCGACGGCGGCATCCCAGAAGTGGCCGCCAAGCATGCGGCGAATGCGTCGTATGCTGCTTTTCATGACGCACCCAGCAGGAAAGCCAAGCTAGCCGTGCCAACAGCGACAAGCGACAACACGATGAAAGGGAATGCGGTACCGCGGCTCTTGGTTGGGATGCGCTGGAATGGAGGCTTCATGCTGCGGCTGCTCCATTGGTGGCAGGAACAAGGTGCAGCGAACCATCGACTGCCAATCCAATTGCTGAATCTGATGGCAAGGCGTCCTGCACCAGACGCAAACAATCCTCGCGCCACATGTCGGCCTGAAATTCGGCAGAGGTAAGGGCGGATTGCAGCATCTCTACAAGATTGGCCAGTTCAGCCGCATGCGTGCGCAGGTGCTCCAACTCTAATTTTTCAAGACGGCGCCGGATTGTGGCAATTGAAGTGCGGCGATTTGTTTGTGCTGTTGTCATTTCGTTTGCCTGCTGTTAGCTGATTCGATGGCGCAGTATTACATATGTGTTTAAACAAGTAAACACATACGTGATTAAAATGATAGAAATTTACAATTCGGGAAAATTAGGTCGAAAAAAAACCGCCGAAGCGGATAGTTGAGGGCGTAAAAAAGCCCTGCGGTTTGAGCGGGGCGGATGGAACGCTGGTTTAAGCTGTGTTTTTAGCGATAAAATAAACCGCAGCAACGAGCGCTGTGGCGAATCCACACACAAATGTGACCAGGCGCCATGTTTGAGCGCTAATTTCTTTGTGCAAATCAGCCTTATTCGCGAAGGTATCGGCGAATGTATCGAGTTTTACCTCAATTCTCACCATACGATCTCGAGCGTCCGTGGCAAATTCTTCGAGCTTAGCTATTCGAGCTTCCATGCCGCCATCATCCGGCGGTTCGCCTGATCTGTCAATCTTACGTTCTAGGCGGTCGAGAAGAGTCATATCTACATTACTCACTTTCCCACTCCTTTTCCATAACATCCACTAGCTCATTGTGAATTGTTTGAACAATTTCCATCGACTCTTGTATCTTTTTTTTAGCATCCGCGTCAGCTATCGTCAGCGCGATAACGTTAATGCTGTATTGCAGTTGCACATTCATTCGACCTAACTTGAGTAACATCAAGCGCTCATTCTTTGTCATTATGGAATTCTCAATATGTTTTTGTTTTAGTGTTTTCCACCCTTCCAAGGTGGCATAGGCTTAATAAGCGCCTAGCGCTTTTAACCCTCCACTTCTTTCGTTGCCGCCGGGTTTCGTGCAGATAACATTCCATGCTGAGACAAATTTATTGCCATCAGAACTTTGCGCCAACAATGCCCCTTTATCAGCATCGAATACAGCGCGCCCGGGAACAATGGCATTAAATGAATTTGTTGCGCGATATTCGTAGCAGGTAGAGCCGCCCGGATAAATTACAAAGCTGGTTAGATCGAACGAAGCTGGGTTCTTTGTCGCGGCCTTGATGCTACGTAAGCCGATAATAGCCGCTTGTATTTCGCGATCAGCTTTTTCTGATTCTGCTAATTCGGCGGGAGTTTGTGTGGGTTTCTTCGCATCGGCTTCGCGTCGATCAGCCTGATTTGAAATGAAATTAAATATTACTATGACCATGAAAATCCCAACGAGCCATGTAATAACGCTGGTTTTTGCTGGTGGTTTAGCCCCGCAATGAGGGCATGATTTAGCCTCGGTGCTTACTGTTTTGCCGCATTCCTTGCAATCTTTTAATGCCATATCTATCCCCGTTTTAATATTGTTCGCTTTTCCAGACGGTCAGAACTTTACCAAACACTTCAAAGTCCATGCCGTCGACAATATCAAACGGGTCATAATCTGGATTTTTCGACTTTGCCCGATATATCGTGCCACCGTCCATCTTTGGTATGCGCTGCACGGTCTTTATAAATCCGTAATTACCGACTCTAAAAAAATAGATCGTGTCCTCATGGTCAAACGTCTTAACACCACGATCTAACAAAAGAGGATCGCCGGGATTAAATAGCGGCTTCATAGATGGGCCGAAGCCGGTCACGATGCACAGATTTTTTACGCCAGTATGGTGTCTCACATTGAGACGCAGCCACTCATGGTCGACGTTCCATCCCCTTATTTCCCCTGCCATTCCGTCCAATATGAGTCCTCTCCCCATTGATCCAGCTACGTCATATTGCGGGATTCTTACCTCATCCTCTTGCATGACATAGGCGATTTTCTTTGTTGGTGAATATTCATCCGACATTACATCTGAAGCGTCGGCTTCAAATTTTACATCTGCCTTCCTGAATGCCGCGAATTTGCCTTCATCGCCAGTCGCAAGCCATGAGGCGCTAACCTCCAAAACATCAGCTATTTCGGTGATTTTCCTCGCTGAAAAGCGAATTCCTGACTCTAAATTTCCGATTGTTGATTGCGATACGCCAGCCGCTAACGCAAGAGATTCTTGCGTCATACCAAGTCGTGTTCTTGCCCACGCGATCCGCTGTGCCAAAGTTTCTAGTTTTTCCATATCACAAATGTAATTGAAATATTAATCACGTTGGTGTTGACTGATGCAAACACATACGTGATAATCGAGATCATGGAACCTAAAGAACTCATCGAAGAATTACTCTCCTCGGGACTCACACAAAGCCAACTGGCTGAGTCAGTGCCCTGTTCGCAATCGCTTATCGCAGCTCTTTTAGGGGGCAGTCGCGGAAAGCAAACGTCGTACTTAATCGTAGACGGATTGAAAAAGCTACACGCTGAGAGATGCAGCAAGCCTGCTGGCGTCATTTGATTTTCCAAAAAGTCCATATCCGTATGGCTTTTTGAGTTTCCCGGGAAATTTGTTGTTGTGTTCATGCAATGCAGTGTAGCCAACGTTGCACATAAGTAAAACCACAGGAAAAAAGGACGCGCTGTGACTCTTCGTAAAGCTTTCCAAGAAATGATTAAGGTCGCCGGCATCGCTGATACAGCAATGTTGATGGATATGTCGGAATCCTCATTGGATAACCGCGTGTACGAGCGAAAAGATCAGGGCTTCACAGTGCGCCAGGCATTGCGCCTGCAGGACATCAGCAAGACCACACACTTTGCAGAAGAGATCTCCACACTATCAGGCGGTACGTTCGTCAAGTTGCCAGATATAGACCACATCGATAACGACGATCTACTCGCCAAGTTCATGGAACTCAATTCCGAAATTGGCCGCCTCTCACAAAAATTCGCCGATGCATCCAAAGATGGCGAGATCGACACCCGCGAACGCGCAGACCTGAAATCGATCAGCGATGAGATGTGCAAAACGACGCAGGAACTGATGGCCTTGATGTTCAGCATTTATTGCAAGGACGCCAAATGAAATTTCCAAATGTTGGCACTGAGGCGCGCATCGTTCTTGATTATCTGTTTCAGGTAAAAGCGGCATCGCTTGATGAAATACGCATTGCGCTGACAGGGAAGGTATCGCCATCGCGTGTACCTATCGTTCTAAAGAGCCGCAGACAAAATCTCCAGGTGGAGTCGCTAGATGACAAGTGGTCTCTCACACCGAAATCAATCCGCGAAATCCGCAAAGTGCATTTGCCTGTGCTGGAAATAGTCCCGCCACGTGACGCACCAATTCGCCGTGAGCTAAATAAAAGTCACTACCTGAATCCATTGGGTAGCCGTCCAGGCAGTAACGATTTCCGCAGTGTTCAGAGTCGCTATTAAGGAGTGAGGATGAAAACCAACGTCGCACAGACTTCAATCGATTGCTTTTACAACCATGTGCAGCAATTTACAGAGAGCCAGAACGAGCGCGTCATGGCTGTGGTTAAGGCTGGGCAGGATTATTCCTTGTGCGAGTTGATGGAGTTAACCTCCGGCATCGATAAATCAAGCATGGCGCGCGTCGTCAACAAGCTGCGCACTCAAAAACGCTTGATGCCTGCAACAAAACGCTTTTGCACAATCTCTGGCAAGTGCGTCATACCGTCGAAGATTTTTGAAGTGCAAGTTCAACTGGATTTGCTGCAGTGAGAGGGCTTAGACGGCCTTTCGAAACACGCACTATTCGCCTGATTGGTGAGCAGCAGCGTGCGACCGCCATGGCAATTCTGTCAGGCGCGCCGCTGGATACGTCCAAGCCGCTGGAGATCATCGTGCGCGAACAGGTCAAGGCGCGCAAGCCAGATCAAAACGCGCTCATGTGGGTGGGGCCGCTCAAGGATATTTCAGAGCAAGCGGTGATCGACGGCAAGCGCTTCAGCCCTGAAGTCTGGCACGAATACTTTAAAAAAGAATTCCTGCCCGAGTTCTTTGACCAAAACCACTGCAAAGAAGGCTACGTCAAGTGGGCACAGACCCCAGACGAAGAGCGCGTCCTGATCGGTAGCACAACGCAATTAACCGTTGCCGGGTTTGCTTACTACATGGAGCATGTCTACGCATTCGGCGGCAATCTGGGCGTGCGCTTTCGTGCGAACCCGAATGAAACGAGGTTTGCGGCATGACTGCAAAAAAATGCATATTTTGCGGTGCTAAAGCAGATCTTCTGTGCGACCACCATCTCGGCTGGGAGCGTATGCGCGGACAAATGGCAAAGGAAGCGCCCAATCTTGTGCTGCTCGGGTCATCCCACGTTCCACTCCGATACCGCAAAGTTCACACATGTGACGCGCCACTATGCCGTGCGTGTGCTGTTCGTGATGGTTGCATGAATTTTAGGCTGAGATATTTAGGATCGTTTAGCGACACTATCGACTACTGCCCTGGGCATGACAACTTCGGCACGATAGCGAAAGAAATTACTGGGCTTGAGGCAGAAGCATTTCGTTCTGCATGGCGCAAAGCTGCAAATGCTGCGCGTGGAATTGAAGTATCGACACAAGTAGATCTGTTTGGCAGGGTGCCGATATGAAGCACTCAGGATTTAAGTCACGCACACGCCCTATGGGTGATTCGACTCTCTCAAACGGATTCAAAGCCCGCACCTCGGGTTTGAAAAGCCGTCAGCTCGCGGTCACGGCGGCAGAAAAGCAATTCTGGAATCAACTGGCGGAAGTTGTTGGCTGCGTTGCATGCCGCATCGATGGCCGCATCAACACGCATGTATCAATCCACCACATAGACGGACGCACAAAGCCAGGCTGCCACCGCAACGTCCTGCCACTGTGCGCGCCACACCACCAGCAAGACGATACCGACCCGCTGGGGCGCCTCTCTATCCATGGGCATCGCAAACCGTTTGAGGCCAAGTACGGCACAGAAGCTGAATTGCTGGCCGGCGCATTGAATATTTTAGGAGTAGGGCAGTGAGCATCGCATTAATGACCCAAGCGTGGAAGATGGACATGCCAGCTGGCCGCAAGATGGTTTTGCTCGCGCTGTGCGACAACGCCAATGACGAAGGCCGCTGCTATCCGTCTGTTGCCGTTCTGATGCAGAAATGCAGCATGGGTGAGCGCACGATTCAGCAGCATGTAGCGCAAATGGAAGTAGATGGAATCCTCAAACGCGACATGCGAGCAGGGCGCAGCACGGTCTATAACATCGACCCCCGCAGTTTATGCACCCCCGCAGAATCCGCACCCCCGCAGAATCCGCACCCACCCCCTACAAAATCTGCACCCCCACCCCCGCAGAATTTGCGGGATACCCCCGCAGATTTCGCACCCATAACCATCAAGGAACCATCAATTGAATCATCAAAGAAACGTCAGGGCGCTCGTGGCACTCGCTTAACCGCAGATTTTGTTTTGTTAGCCAAGCATGCAAAGGCGGCGAACGAGATCAATCCTGACTGGACACCAGACGAGATTCGCGAGATTGGCGCCATGTTTAAAGACCACTGGATCGCTGCCAGCGGCAACAAGGCGTGCAAAACCGATTGGGACGCGACATGGCGCAACTGGTGCCGGAACGAAAAGAAAATGGGCTTCAGCAGCAAGGGCAAGGGCGACGGAAGCGGCTGGCGCTCAAACGATCAGGCAACGCTCAAGGAATGCGAGCGCATGGGCATGAAGCCTCTGGTAGGTGAATCGATGTACATGCTGCGCGAACGCATGACGGCAGCAAAGGAAAACGGCGGAGTGCCGCCGATCAAGGGCATGTCACGCATCGCCGCGCCAACTGAGCAGGACGCCCCGAAATCAAAACCGGATTTGTCAGCTGCAAAAGCACTGCTTTCTGCTAACCGCGGATTAACCGGAGCGACATCATGATCCGCATAGCCAAATTCAAAGCAAAAGCCAAATACGGCAATCGCAGGGTTGAGATTGCTGGCGAAAAATTCGACAGCGCAGCGGAGGCAAATCGCTTCTGGGTGCTACAGCAGATGCAGATCGCCGGAACGATCCGCGAACTCACACGACAAGTCAGCTTTGTACTGGCGCCGGGCGCAGTGGTTGCTGGCAAAAAGAAACGCGCCTTGACCTACAGCGCCGATTTTCAGTACGTCACAGCCGCTGGCAAAACAGTGGTTGAGGACAAAAAAGGCGCATTGACCGAAGCCTACAAGATCAAGCGGCACCTGATGAAAACCGTTCACAACATCGACATCAAGGAAACCTGATGCATTACCTCAACCCATTCACCAACCCGAATGTCTTTATGTGGATATGCACGGGTTTGTTTGCTGCCAACGCGATCAGCAACGCCTTTGTGTCGAAGGATTTTCGCATGGTCATGTACTGCGTCGGCGCCGTAGTCCTGCAATTGTCAGTTCTATCGATGGCAGCCAAATCATGAGCAGCAACCGCAAGCCACGCAAGGCATACCGCCCAAAGCCACCAGGCGAACAATTGCTGAAAAATCAGTTGTGGAGGGTGGCGGCCGTATTCAATCCGCTGGAGGCCATCCTTAACCAGCTAGAAACCGCCGGCACCATCGACGTGACAACGTGCGGCAAACCGATATTCAAGGATGCCGTCGACGGTCACTGGTACGAAACACCGATCGCCATCATGGGCGTGGTCGACGCCTACCAGATGCATCAAGAACGTATCGGAATTGATCTGGGTTTGGATCCGCTGCGCCAGTTGGCCAACAAGTTGACATACGACATGCCGATATTCCAAGCCGACACAGAAGCGTGCCGCGCCTGCCTCAAAAGAATGAAAGCCGTCACCTTAAACATGACTGCTGACTACGCCCGACAAATGATTGTCGATTTCCAGATTAAAGAAGAATTGATGAAGGTGGCCGCGTGAGCATGTCCAGCCATCAATCTGCGGCGATGAAAAATGACGAGTGGTTGACGCCACCTGAGTTGCTTGCACCGCTTGGTGACTTCGATCTAGACCCGTGCGCACCAATCGTTCGCCCTTGGAATACCGCCGCATGGCATTACGACTTGAACGATGACGGTCTCGCATTCGAATGGAATGGGCGTGTATGGCTGAACCCACCCTTCGGACGTGAGGCCGTCAAGTGGCTGCGCAAGATGGCACAGCACGGCAACGGAATCGCTTTGATTCCTGCGCGCACCGAAACCGCAATGTTTTACGAATGCATCTGGGGCAAAGCTGATGCGATTCTTTTTGTCAAAGGACGGCCGCATTTTCACTATGTCGACGGACGCCGTGCAGCATTCAACAGTGGTGCGCCAATTTGCCTTGTAGCGTATGGCCAAGCGAACGTGAAGGTGCTGCAAGAAAGTGGTTTGGGAGTTGTTCTAACAATTACAAAGGAGTCGGCATGATTGCATTCTGGATGGTGATGGGAATCCTCGCTATCGATATAGCCATCATCTTGTGGTGTGCGCGGACATGAAAAGCGACTTCGCCAAGATAGACCGCCTTGCACTTGCATTTGTGCGAGAGAACAAAGAGCGAAGTAAAGCACTGCCAGAGCGAGCGTATCGCGACCCGGCAAGGACATATGAATTTCCAGCAGAAATAAAGCGCCAACAGGCATTAGCAAAACAGAAGCGATTAAGGGAGTAAGAAATGTTGAGACGCGTACGCAAAGAAGATGTGCAGCCAAGCCAGTTCGTTAAGCCGGACGGCCTGAACGTGTGCCTAGAATGCTGGAAGCTGTACATGAGTGGGGATGACCGCGACTTAAGCGCATCGCGGATGAAGCTGCACGGCGGAGCGGATGACAATGACGCAGCGGGTTATCAGTCAGACGTTTACGCGGAGCAACGCAAAGCCGACATGAAAATAGGTGAGGCGACGGATGTAATGATCGACGGTCTGCGCGCGCTGCACTCGTGGGCGATTCACAAGAAGTGCGGTATCACGACGCAATGGAAGTTCGGATCAGCTGACTACCTGGCAACGCTTGAAGATGCCGAAAAAGAATTAACAACAAAGCTTAAAAATAATATTGCAACCGCTACACAGTTCGGCTAATATCTGTGCACGGGGTGTCTTCTGTCGCCCAGAGATTTGTCACTTTCCACTATAGGACTGGATAAATCGAAAATATTAGCCTCGCTCCGTTATCGGTTCGAGGCTTTTTGCATTTCTGTCATACTGAGTTTCCATACACATAAGGAGATTTCAGTGACAAACATAAATGAATCGATTCAAAGGTATCGAGATAGTCCTGGGGATACCGCGTACGCTGCACGTACGGTTGCAATGTTCGAAAGAATAAGAGCACATATAAGTTCGGTTGCCTTTGCTGATAACCCAATTGCTGATGTGGATGCAATTGCGGCCCAGCTTACAGTTGCTGCGATCTCAATGCACTCTCGATAATAGTAAAACAAATTTAAAGCCTCGCCTCCTAACGGTCGCGGGGCTTTTTTACATCTGAAGGTCGGGCTTATCGCGGATGGGGCCATAAGGCAGCGAGTAGCGTGGGACTGGCGAACCCTTAATCGAGTCAATTAGCCTACGACCGCAATGAATTTGGAAATCAGCCGGAATGGCTACCCGCCATTTGCTTACGGCAGCTGGGACGCTGTAGCCCAGCACCAACACACAGCCTCGCTCAATCAGCGGGGTTTTTTGCTTTCTGGGTTTGTTGAAGCGGGTAGGGCGCCAGCGCAGCACAGAGGCGGGTATCTGGCTGCAGTAACCGACGTTTAGAAGGCCGGTCTCCTCCGCTTCGGCGGTTTCTTCCCAGGCGCGGGCGGTTGCTGAAGTACTCATAAGGGGTTTGTATGGGCATCAAAGTTGAAACCGGATGCACGTTTGGTAGAGCCTTTTGCACACATATGGGTTTGTCTGCGTCGAAGGTTATGGGTGACGTAAAGGTTGTGACTGAGCGGAATAGCGTATTTGGGGTGACTCTTACTCTTGCCCTAACTGCTGATGACCTTACGGCTATTGCTTCGATCATGCGAAATGGCGTATCTGAAGATGTTGGAGTGCCAGTTATCGCGCAGCCGATGGGTTCGGCTACGGCGTGAAGCTAACGACATTAAAGCCACGTATTGCAACGCAGGGCAACCGGATTGCAGTCATACAGCCAGGCTCATGGCGTACGGACAAGCAGAGCAGCACACAGCGCGGGTATGGATACAAGTGGCAGCAGGCGAGAGAAGGTTATCTCGCCAAGCATCCTTTGTGTGTGTACTGCGAGCGCGAAGGCCATGTAGTAGTGGCCACAGTAGTCGATCACAAGACCCCACACCGAGGCGACATGACCTTGTTCTGGGATAGAAACAACTGGCAATCACTTTGTGCCACACACCACAACAGGGACAAGCAACGCGAAGAAGCAGCAATGCTTTAACGGTTGGATGTTCACGCTGGTTAATCAATAGGGTGGGGCGGGTCGAATCTCTACAACCTTTCAGGCTCTAGACCGCCAGTGAAGGCATGTACAGATTATTTCTCCCCTGAAGGAAATGTTAATGGCATTAACAGGCAAAAAGAAGGCTTTTGCCGATGCTGTTATGGCTGGCAAAACCAATAAGGACGCGGCTTTAGCGGCTGGTTACAGCGCTAAGACGGCTTCACAAGCCGGTTCACGTCTTGTTAAAGATGAAGATGTGGTTTTGTACACAACCGCTATAAAGGCGCGGGCGTCAAAACAGGCGGCAGCGGACCCGTCGGAAGCCGATCCGGATGACATCGAAATTGCCGAGCACACCGATCCAAAGTTGTTTTTAATGGAAGTGATGAATTTAAGCGGGGTCGATTTGCGCATGCGTGTCGATTCTGCAAAAGCACTTTTGCCATTCATGCATAAAAAGCTTGGCGAAGGCGGCAAAAAAGATCAGCAGGCCGAGAATGCAAATAAGGTTGCTAGTCGGTTTGCGCCATCGGCCCCACCAAAACTGGTGGCGGCCGGCGGTAAGAAGGTCTAATTATGGAATGGACTACGGCTTGCCCCGATTGGGAAAGTAGGCTGGTAGAGGGTAGGTCAATAATTCCGCCGCCAATATTTGCTGACCAGGCTGCGCAGGCTTTGGCAATATTCAAGGAATTGCGCGTTGTTGATCTTCCCGGCAAGCCAACATTCGGCGAGTGCGGTGATCAGTTTGTGTTTGATTTTGTTTCGGCAATCTTTGGAGCGTACGACGCTGAGACAGGCAAGCAGCTCATTAGAGAATTCTTTCTGTTGATCAGCAAAAAGAATACAAAGTCCACGATCGCTGCAGGGATCATGTTGACTGCAGTTATTTTGTGCTGGCGTGAAGAAGAGGAGCATTTAATCCTTGCTCCAACAAAGGAGGTCGCTGACAACAGCTTCAAGCCTGCTGCTGCGATGGTTCGCGCTGACGACGAATTGACGGCGTTGTTCCAGATTCAAGATCACTTGAGAACGATAACGCACCGAGTGACTAGGGCGTCTCTTAAGGTGGTCGCTGCTGATACTGATACGGTTTCCGGAAAAAAGTCTGGGAAAGTTCTGGTTGATGAGCACTGGCTTTTTGGCAAACGTGCGAATGCTGAGTCAATGTTCATGGAGGCGTTAGGCGGACAGGTATCGCGTGAAGAGGGTTGGGTAATTTACCTGACAACTCAAAGCGATGAACCGCCAGCAGGCGTGTTCAAAGACAAGCTTGGGTATTTCAGGGACGTTCGCGACGGAAAAATTGTCGATAGTAAGTCACTGCCAGTGTTGTACGAATTTCCAGAAGCGATGATCAAGTCTAAGGCTTATCTAGATCCTGCGAATTTCTATATATCTAACCCTAATATTGGCAAGTCAGTTAGTGCCGAATGGCTGACAGATAACCTTAAAAAGAATCAAAGCAAAACGGATGGCACATACCAACAATTTCTTGCCAAACATCTAAACGTCGAGATAGGACTCAACCTCCGTTCGGACAGATGGGGCGGCGCTGATTTTTGGGAGGCGCAAGCACGTAAATGCATGTCATTGGATGAAATTTTGGATCGCAGCGAAGTAGCTGTTTTCGGAATTGACGGCGGTGGTTTGGACGATTTGCTCGGACTTACGATGATAGGGCGTGAGCGCGAAACGCGCATGTGGTTGCATTGGTCTCACGCATGGGCTCACCGTATCGTTCTTGATCGACGCAAAGACATTGCGCCTGCTCTGTTGGATTTTGAAAAAGACGGCGATTTAACAATGGTCGAGCGGCCTGGTGATGATATTGAAGAAGTCGCCAATATCATCTGTCGCGTACGGGATTTAGGTTTGTTGCCAGACAAGCTTGCCATCGGAGTCGATGCAGCTGGCATTGGCGACATGATCGACGAGTTGACGTGTCAAGAGCGCGGCATCACTGAAGAGCAGATTATCGCAATCTCACAGGGCTGGAAATTGAACGGCGCCATCAAAACCACAGAGCGAAAAATAGCAGGTGGTGAAATGGAACATTCAGGTTCGCGATTGATGAACTGGGTTGTCGGCAATGCCAAGGTTGTACAGGTAGGCAATGCAATATCAATCACAAAGCAGGCGTCAGGCAGCGCAAAAATTGATCCACTGATGTCGACGTTTGATGCAGTTTCGCTGATGTCACTTAATCCAGCCGGAATCGGCAAATCATTTTGGGAAACTGCGTGAAGAAAATCATTCTTTCGATTGCGCCTGATGCGCTGATGACCTTTGGCGCATTCGGGATTGCTTACGGAGCTTCAATGATCTATGTGCCTGCAGGCTACATCATCGGCGGCCTTTTCCTCTTGGTTGCCGGTGTTCTTGGCGCGCGGACGAAGAGTAAATAATGGGATTTTTAGCGCGATACGTCGCAGATCATAAGTCGATGAATTCGCTCGACTTGTTCCGCGAGATTTACGGTGGTCGTCAGACCGCAACTGGAAAAACCGTCAACGTTGCAACGGCGATTGAAGTTTCAGTTGTATTTGCATGCAATCGCGTCATAGGTAACGGTGTTGCACAGGTTCCTTTGAAGCTGATGCGCGAATCTGCAGATGGAAAAAAGAAGGTTCCTGCCAAGGATCATCCACTTTACAACCTCATGGCGCGCCGGCCAAACCGCTGGCAGACAAGTTTTCAGTATCGGCAGATGGTGTCATGGCAGGTTGAACTGACAGGCGACCATTATTCGTACATCAATCGGGTATTTGGCAAGGTAAAAGAGCTGCTGCCTTTTCCGTCTGGCTCAGTACGCCGCATTCAAGATAATTTTGATGACCCAGAATTTGAAGTAACTGCGCCTAACGGATCCCGTCGCACGCTTAAGTCCAGCGAAGTATTACACTTGCATGGACCATCGCTGGACGGGAAATGCGGCCTTGATACCGTAAAGATCGCCCGCGAGGCAATCGGCCTGGCACTGGCAACCGAAGAGTCGGCATCCAGTTTGCACAAAAATGGTGTGCGCCCATCCGGAGTCTATTCAGTTGAAGGAAATCTGAGTACTGCGCAGCACAAAGATTTAACCGCACTCATCCTCGATCGCGCAGCAAAGTGGGTCAACACGCAAATGACCGGGGTAGATGCCCAGGCTCTGGAAACACGGCGAAATCAGATCGAGGAAATCTGCCGGTTCTACGGCGTCATGCCAATCATGGCCGGTTATAGCGACAAGGCCGCAACGTACGCCAGTGCAGAGCAAATGTTTCTTGCGCACGTGCAGCACTGCCTTGCGCCACGCTGGACAGACTATGAGCAGGCCTTTGATATGCAGCTGCTCACAGATAAAGAAATTGAACAGGGCTTGTTCTTTAATTTTGTTGAAGAAGGCATGATCCGCGGTTCGATCAAGGACACAAAGGATGTGATTCTTGGCTATGTAAATGGCGGCGTATTGACGCCAAACGAGGGTCGCGCTTTGTTGGACCGTAATCCAATGGACGATGGTAAGTCGGACGAGTTGCGTATTCCTGCAAATATTGTTGGCGAAGTCGCCACAGACGACAAGGGCACTAAAGATGACAATCAAAACGCTTGATTTCGGATTTGAAGTCAAAGAGGTAACTGCAGCCGGCAATTTTACTGGCTATGGTTCTGTATATAACGTGGTTGATCAAGGTGACGACATCGTTGCGACCGGCGCATTCGCCGAGTCAATCGCCAGCTTGATGTCAAAGAAGCGTTTGCCCTCGATGCTGTTTGGCCATAAGTCCGGCGAACTGCCTATCGGCGCTTATCAATCCATGCGTGAGGATGCTGCTGGCCTCTGGTTGGATGGCAATATCGCGATCGATACGCAAAAAGGTGGCGATCTTCACAAGCTGATGATGATGAAACCGGTGCCGGCAATATCTGGTTTATCAGTTGGATTCATGACCCGCGATGACTCATATGATCGTGTCACGGGTATTCGCACAATCAAAAAGGCTGATCTATTTGAAGTATCCATCGTGAATTTCCCGATGAATGATCTGGCGCGCATCCAGACAGTGAAAAGTATTGAGCAAATGGAAGATTTGAAGTCAGCGGAGCAGTACCTGCGTGAGGCTGGTCTGAGCCGTTCGGAAGCAAAGGCGTTTATCGCCAAAGTAAAAGGCCTCGGACAGAGTGATTCTGATGGGGGCGGTATGCAGCAACTTGTCCAGGCGCTGAAAGGCCGGGATGTATTTCAAGCGGCATAAGCCGATCATCACCAAACACAGCCGCTCACGCGGCTTTTTTTACGTCTAAAGAAAGGTCTCAAATGAAAATTACTCAAAAACATTTCATGTATGCCATGGTTGGTTTGATGGTGGTACTGGCAATCTCGTCAGCGGTTGGTCATCCGCTCGCTTCGCCTGAGTTCATGGCCACCTTGGGTTCTGGTGCCGGCATCATGTTCATGGGCGACACTCAGCTTGTCGAGATCAAAGACATCATCGAGAAGCAAGGTCGTGCGTGGGAAGAGCACAAAAAAACCAACGATGAATTGCTGAAGGCAAAGGCAGACGGTAAGGCAGTCGCTGATCTCGAAGCAAAAATGGTTCAAATCGGCAAAGATTTGGATACTTACGCGGATCTGAAATCTCAGTTCGAAGAAGTCATGATCAAAATGCAGCGGTCAGGCCCAACAACGAAGGCAGAAGATGATATGGCTGCTGAGGTGAAGGGATTCAATCACATGCTGCGTTCAGATTTCCAATCGAAGGGCAAGGCTATCCCTGCTGATTTGGACGTCGAACAATACGGCAAATACAAATCGGCATTCTTTAAGGCTATGGCATCAGGCAAAGAATCTCTCAGCAATGAAGAACTGAAGTCATTGTCGGCCGGTAGTGATGTCGATGGCGGCTACCTGCTGCCGACGCCCACCGTAGGCCGCATGGTCAAAAAAGTCTACGAGCAATCGGTAATGCGCCAACTGGCCAACATCGTTCCGATCAGCACGGATGCATTGGAAGGCATCGTTGATAACGACGAATCTGATGCTGGATGGGTAAGCGAGATGGGCGCTCGCAACGATACAGATACTCCGCAGATCGGGAAATATCGTATTGAAGCGCATGAAATGTACGCTCAGCCTAAAGTTACACAAAAGCTGATCGATGATGCTGCAACCGACGTCGAAGGATGGTTGGCTGACAAAACGGCAGACAAATTTGCGCGTGTCGAAGGGTCTGGTTTCTGGATTGGTGATGGCGTCGGCAAGCCTCGCGGTTTGGCAGCTTATCCGACGCTGGCTACCGCTGATGAGTCGCGTGCCTGGGGTACATTCGAGCACGTTAAATCCGGCGCAAACGGTGCCTTCCACACGACAAAGGCCGATCCGATTCAAGATTTGCTGGGTTCTTTCAAAGACCAATACTTGCAGAACGCATCGTTCGTTATGCGCCGCGAAGTACGTACTTTGCTGCGCAAAATGAAGGAAGCCACAAGCGATAAATACTTGTGGGAGCCAAGTCTGCAAGCAGGTCAGCCTGATCGTCTGCTGGGCTACACAACGCGCATCGACCAGTACATGCCTGCACTGGCTCAGGATTCGCTGTCCCTGGCATTCGGCGACTTCAAAGAAGCCTACACAATCGTTGACCGCGTCGGCGTGCGTACCTTGCGCGATCCGTACACAGCTAAACCATACATTCGCTTTTACAGCACCAAGCGTACTGGCGGCGGCGCTGTGAACTTCGAAGCGGTGAAGTTCGTCAAGTTCAGCGCTTAGAAATTCGAAGGCCGCTAGTGCGGCTTTCGTTTTAAATTCATAACGAATCGAAAGGCTTTCCCATGAAAGATTTGCACAATAACTTGCACGTAAAGCGCGCAATTAGCCCTGTGTCGGTCGCTGACACGACTGCTCAGGTTTCCCAAGTGATTGATCGTCAAGGATTTGACTCATTGGAGTTCTTGATCTTAATCGGTGCCATTGCTGACGCAGATGCAACCTTTACTGCGTTGGTAGAAGATGCTGACGCATCCGACATGTCTGGTGGCGCTGCTGTAACTGATGAAAACCTGCTTGGTACCGAGGTTCTCGCTGGTTTCCAGTTTGATGACGACAACGAAGTTCGGAAAATTGGCTATATCGGTGGCAAGCGTTATGTGCGCTTGACGATTACACCTGTCGGAAATGCATCGGCTGCGGTATTGGGTGCGGTGGCTGTTCTCGGTCATCCAGCGGTAGCACCAACAGCAAATCCACCGGTTTAATCGCCGGGACGCAATAGAAGGGCGGCTTCGGTCGCCCTTTTTCATTTCTCATCAGGATAGACATGGCCATCAAAGTTATAACTGGACCGACCGCAGAGCCGATCACGTTAGCTTGACGACACACTGATCACAGGCATGATTGTTGCCGCTAGGCGGGCTGTTGAGGCCTTGACCGGACGTGCATTGATGCCACAGACGTTAGAGTTGGCTATGGATGATTTCCCGCGCCTAAATTGCCGCGCAGGATACAACCGGATAGAAAAAGCGCAAGCGCTACAGATCAAGGTGCCCAAGGCACCCTTGGTCGATATAACAAGCTTCAAGTACGTAGACTCAGCTGGCGTATTGCAGACACTCGGTTTATCAGGCTACCAATTGGATAGCCACAGCGAACCGGCACGACTGCTGCCGCCGGTTGATGCGTACTGGCCAGAGATAAACAACCAGGTCAACGCCGTACTAATTCGTTTCACTGCTGGCTACGCAAACGCCGCCGCAGTGCCACAAGAAATTAAAAACTGGATGTTGCTGCGGATCGGCATGCTATACGAGAACCGCGAAGAATTCATTGTCGGCGGCTCGATAGCAGAAATTCCATTTGTCGATCGCATGCTGGACGATGTGAAGGTCTGGGGAATCTGATGCGTGGCGGTAAGCTGAATAAGCGGATCACAATTCAGAAGCTGGTGGACCAGAAAGACGCTATCGGTCAGCCTGGTCAAGAATGGGTTGATCACAAGCCTTTGTGGGCCAGCATCAAGTACTTGAATGGCATCCAAACGATCAAGGCTGATGGCGAAAAGAACGTCGCCATGGCAAGTATCCGGATTCGCCTTCGCACTGACATTACGCCAGACATGAGAGTGCTCTACGGCACGACGATTTTCAGCATCAACGCTGTGTTGCCGGATGAAGAGGGCGATGAGTACCTTGATCTTGCCTGCGAAACGGGCGCAAACGAAGGCTGAAATGATCAAGACAGAGTTTCTACTGACCGGCGATATGGAGCAAGGTCTGGATAAACTCGCTGATTCGGTAGGCGAAAGTGTTTTGCGGTCCGCCGGATATGCAGGCGCACAAGTATTCATGGAAGAGGCAAAGCTTCGCGCGCCAGTTGGCGAAGGCATTTTGCGCGACAACATCATTGTTGTGCGTGCTGAAGAAAAGTCCGACGGGGCACAGAAGCAAACCTATGTGGTGACAGTGCGCAGCGGCAAATTTAATCAAGAAGGCGATGCCTTTTACTGGCGATTTGTGGAGTTCGGTACCGTGCATGCAGCTGCCAAACCATTTATACGGCCCGCATTTGAGGCGATGAAGCAATTTGCACTTCAGGTCATGCTCAAGCGCATGGCCGAAAAAATCAAGGAGGCCCGAGGCTCATGAGTGTCGAATCCGTAATTTATGACACGCTGAAAGGCCTCGTCAGTAATCGAGTGTTTCCAGACGTGGCACCAAAAGACACGATCACGCCATACATTACCTATCAACAGGTAGGTGGAGCGGCAATCAATTTTTTGAAGCAAGAAGTTCCCAGCAAAATGAATTCCAGATTTCAAATCAACGTCTGGTCGAAAACTCGCTTGGAAGCAAAGGCCATAGCCGAACTGGCAAGTGGCGCGCTTCGATTGGAAACGCAGCTGCAAACAACTGTAATAGGTGAGGGAACGGCGACATACGACGAGCTCACGACGTTGCGCGGTACCAGACAAGATTTTAGTTTTTGGTTTTAGATTCAACCCGCCTTCGGGCACCACAACCAGCCGCTCATATGCGGCTTTTTTTACGTCCAAAGAAAGGTAACAATCATGACAATCAAACTGCCGAACGGCGGCACATTCGCAATTGCAACCGGTTATGGATCCGCCATTGATCTTGATTCTTTATCAAACGCGAATCCGTGCGTGGTAGGTGCCGTGGGACACGGACTGTCCAATGGAGATATTCTTGAAATTACGTCTGGCTGGCCAAAGTTAAACAATCAAATTGTGCGTGTTTCAGCTTCCAGTACAGATACATTTTCACTGGAAGGCATCGACACCACGAGCGTAAGTGATTACCCGGCTGGTGGAGGTGTTGGCTCAGCTCGTGAAGTAACTGCGTTTGCTGCGCTGTCTCAAGTGCTAAATACGGCCACCAGTGGTGGAGAACAGCAATATACGACATACCAATTACTTGAAGGCGACGAGGAAGAAGAAATCGCGACTGTAAAAAGTGCGCGACGCTTAACGATCACGCTGGCCGATGATCCTACATTGCCTGGGTATATTGAGGCTACGAAGGCTAACAATGATCGCTTGCCACGAGCAATCAAATTTGTATTTCCAAGTGCAGGTGGTTCAATTTACTACAACGGTCGAGTGTCAGTTACTGAATCGCCAACAATGACACAGAACGAAGTTATGTCAGTTGTTGCGACAATCGCTTTGCGTGGCCGCGCTACTCGCTATAACACCTGATCATGGTGAAACTTTCTCTTAATGCAGCGCCGACATTTAAGTCGCCGGTAAAAATTCCGGTGGCTGGCGGCGATCCAATCGAGGCAATTTTCACTTTCAAGCACCGCACGCGTACTCAGCTTGATGAATTCATGAAGTCTCGCGCCGGTAAATCCGACACCGAAACCTTCATGGAGATGGTGGAAGGATGGAATATCGACCTTCCATTCACCAAAGAGAACATCGACACGCTGATCGAAAATTATCTCGGTACGCCACTTGCCACTTATCGCGCTTATATCGACGAGTTGGTGCAGGCCAAAGCAAAAAACTGAAAGCCGCAGCCGCAGCACTCTACACAAAGGGGCCATCGGCTGCCGAGGCTGCGGCATGGGGTTTGACGCTTGAAGAGGCAAGTGGGCCGCCGGTAGAGATATGGCCCGACAACGTCATGGCAGTGAATGTATTCGTTGCGATGTCCACGCAGTGGCGCACCAGCGTATCGGGCGCCACAGGTTTGGACTATGGCGTATTGCCGCACGTAATGCGCCTGGTGGGAGTAGGCGTAAAAGACCGTACAGCAGTATTTGACGCAATTCGTCTGATGGAAGATGCAGCGCTTGAAATGATGAGGGTTAAAAAATGACGGATGTAATCGGACGCGGCACCATCGAAGTAACGGCAGATGCTACCAAGCTGAAAGCCGGTATTGAAGATGCCAAGAAATCCGTCCGTAGTCTTGGCGATGCCAACAAAGAGGCATCGACCAAAGCATCTGCATCAATTGATCGTTACATTTCTCGGTTGCAAGTGCAGCAGAAGACGCAAGGTATGTCGACGCGTGAGGCCGAACTGTACAAGTTGGCATTACGTGGCGCCACGGTGGAGCAGATCAAGGCAGCCGATTCAGCATTGAAGTTGACTGACGCCTACCAAAAAGGCGCCGTCATTGGAGAAAAAATCCGCACGGGCTTCATCGCGATCGCGGCGGCTTCTGTGGCATTAGGTGCTGGCGCGGCTTTTGCGACAAACAAAGTAATCGGGCAAATTGCCAGCTATCAGGGATTGTCAGAAAAGATCGGCGACACAGCCAGTAACGTCGCATCTCTCAAGGAAGTAACGGATATATCCGGTGTGTCGTTTGATACCGTCGCTGCAGCATCGGTCAGGCTCACCGCATCACTGTCGAAAACAGACGATGAATCCAAGGCAGTGGGCTCCGCGTTGTCAGCACTGAATCTGAATTTTGATGAATTCAAAAGGCTGTCACCTGTTG